AAAGCATTTCAAAACAGCATTTTCACTGCTGTTGGCAAAGGCATATCTGGACAAGTATGATGATGCTGTCATCCTGTTTTATGATTCAGAGTTTGGTACTCCTCAATCTTATTTTGACACTTTTAACATTGACAAAGACAGAGTTGTTCATACTCCTATCACAGACGTAGAACAGTTGAAACATGATTCAATGTCACAGCTAAACAACATTGAACGTGGTGACCATATTATGATTATCATTGATTCAGTTGGTAACTTGGCGTCTAAGAAAGAGGTTGATGATGCACTTGATGGTAAGTCAGTTGCAGATATGTCTCGAGCAAAACAGTTGAAGTCATTGTTCCGTATGGTTACTCCTCACTTGACACTGAAAGACATTCCAATGGTTGCGGTGAATCACACATACAAAGAGATTGGTTTGTTCCCTAAAGACATTCTTTCAGGCGGTACAGGTATTTACTACTCAGCAGACAACATCTACATCATTGGTCGTCAGCAGGACAAACAAGGCACTGAACTCATGGGTTATAACTTTATTATCAATGTTGAGAAGTCTCGCTTTGTACGTGAGAAGTCTAAGATTCCTGTTGAGGTTTCGTTTGAAGGTGGTATCAGCAAATGGTCAGGTCTCCTTGACATGGCACAAGCATCAGGTCATGTAGTCAAACCTAGCAATGGTTGGTATTCAAAGGTTGATGTAGCAACAGGCGAAGTAGAAGATAAGAAGTATCGTATTAAGGATACTTATACTAAAGAGTTTTGGTTGCCTGTACTACAAGACGAAACCTTTTTGGCATGGATTAACAAAAGATACGCCATTTCAAGCGTTGACGGGATAATGCGTGATGAAGTTACTGAAGAAGATATTGAAGCAGCCTACGGGCAAGTCGAAGAAGCCTGAAGGAGTATGTGATCGCTGTCAAATAACTATTTGGCAAGGTGACCAGGCATTGTGTTTTCATACAGATTCAGAAGAACTGTTTCTGTGCGAAGCCTGTATTGAAAAAGTATATGGCGAACACGCCAAGGAGTGGGTATAATGTTTGACCCAAAAAAACCAACAGTACAGCTACTAGGTAGGTGGCAACCGTGGCATGACGGACACACTGAACTATTTAAGCGAGCCCACGCTAAGACAGGTCAGGTGTGTATTATGATACGGGATATGCCTACCGATAAAGATAATCCTTATGCGATGGGAATGAGAAGAAATACTATCATTGAGGCGTTGAGTGAGGCTGGTTTCAAAGAAAGTGTAGATTATATCATTACAGTTGTTCCTAACATTGTAGACATTACCTATGGTCGTAACGTAGGTTACAGTATCACACAGGAACATCTGGGTGAGGAGATAGAAAAAATTAGTGCAACAGAAATTAGGAATCGAAAATGATAGTTCTAGTGTGTGGATTACCTGGATCGGGTAAGACTTGGCTAGCAGAAAGACTATGCCACGAACAACCTGACTTTGTGCATCTCAATGCAGACTTTATACGTGAAGCAGTAGATGATTGGGAATTTGACATGGATGCAAGGTTCCGTCAAGCAATGCGTATGCGGGGACTTGCTTATTGTGAAGCGGTGTTTGGACGTATTGCAATAGCAGACTTTGTTTGTCCTCTACCTGAGACCCGAAAAGTATTTGACCCTGATTATACAATATTCCTTGACACTTTGGACATAAGTCGTTATAATGATACTAATAGAATGTTTGTAAAACCTGACAATGCAGACTATACTATTAAAGAGCAGTTACGTGAAGAATCGGTTGAATTGATTCGTAAAAGGATTCTAAATGCAAGAAAGATTGGAACACATAATTATAGGAAACCTACTTTCTGATGATGATTATTTCAGAAAGGTAATTCCTTTTCTAAAGACTGAATACTTTACAGGAGAAAGTAAAACTCTCCTTCGTAAAATTCAAGACTATGCTGACAAATACAACAAAGCTCCTACAAGGCAAGCACTTGCTATTGCTATTGAAGAAGATAGAACCATCACTGAAGGCGAACTACCTATTCTAAGTGAGTGGTTACAGAGTGCTGAAGTAGAGTCAGTTGACAAGGAATGGATAATAGATCAGACTGAAAAGTATTGTAAGGACAAGGCAGTTTACAATGCTATCATGGACAGTATTCAGATTATTGATGGAAGAGACAAAGACAGAGGTCCTGATTCTTTACCTGACCTATTATCTAAAGCATTACAAGTAGGATTTGATAATAACGTAGGACATGACTATATTGAAAACGCAGATCAGCGATATGAGTTTTATCATAGGCTGGAAGAGAAAATGCCTTTTGACTTGGCAATGTTCAATGAGATTACAGAAGGCGGACTTGCTAACAAAACATTGAATGTAGCACTTGCAGGCACAGGTGTAGGTAAGTCACTGTTCATGTGTCACATGGCAGCAAACTGTATTTCACAAGGTAAAAGTGTGTTATACATAACATTAGAAATGTCAGAAGAACGTATAGCAGAACGTATTGACGCAAATCTTATGAACTTACCTATTGGACAGTTGAAAGATTTGTCAAAACAAATGTTTGAAGATAGGATACAAAAGATAAATGAAAAAATTCAAGGTAGGCTCATTGTTAAAGAGTATCCGACAGCCTCGGCTCACGCAGGCCATTTCAAAGCACTTCTCAATGAGCTTAAGCTTAAGAGAAACTTTCGGCCTGACATTATATTCATTGATTATCTTAATATTTGTAGTAGCAGTCGCTTTCGTGCTGGCTCCAGCGCAAATTCTTACACAATTATTAAATCCATTGCAGAGGAACTTCGCGGACTAGCAGTTGAATATGATGTTCCTATTGTCACAGCAACACAGACCACAAGGAGTGGTTACAATAGCAGTGACGTAGAACTGACCGACACCTCAGAATCATTTGGTCTCCCAGCAACAGCAGACTTGATGTTTGCTCTTATAAGTACAGAGGAGTTAGAGAAACTTGGGCAGATAATGGTCAAACAGTTAAAGAATAGATACTCAGATCCTACAAGAAACAAACGATTCATGGTGGGTGTAGACAGAGCAAGAATGAAACTGTTTGATGTTGAAGGTGATGCACAAGAAGGTCTACAGGATACCGGCAGAGATGTTCCTGTTTTTGATAATACAAAAGCAGGCGGTAGTTACGAGGGATTTAAATTTTGATAAACGAAAAGACATATAAGTTTCAAAGAATAGATAGATTGCATTTTCTTAGAGAGTGTCTAGGAAATGATGACGTTAGTAATTTAAAAATACTAGACTATGGGGGCAATCACGGAAATCTTTTAAGAGACGGTATCCAGGAAGGAGTTATTGATCCTAAAAATTATACTTGTGTCGATGTAGATTATCATGTGTTGGAAGAAGCTAGAGAAGAATTTCCTGAGGCTGAATGGATTTACTATAATAGGTTTAATCAGTGTTATAATCCTACAGGTGAGGAAAAGATCCCTCTTCCTTTTGAGGATAACACTTTTGATATAGCATATGTTTATAGCGTTCACACACATTGTTCTTATGAGGACTTTGTTTTTGATCTCAAAGAATTGAGGCGAGTAGCAAAAAAAGTATTTACCTCTTTTTGTGATCCAGAACTGCTTAGATTTGTTGCTATGAAAAGAAAGTTTGATTATGATGAAGTACATGAAGACTGGGAATGGAGTAACATAAAACAAGTATCTTCGTATAAGTATTATGTGGATGAAGACCTCACTACTACCAATCCAGAGGAAATTAAAAACAATTGTACACACCTTCTTACTCTTTACAATGTTGACTGGTTAAAAGAAAATCATCCTGAGATAACTAAAATTATTCCTACTATGGCTATGGTAAATGATATACACGGTGTTACTCAACCCTTTATAATTATAGATGGATAGAATATATCGTTCCTACATGGAACACATAGTCACGTGGCATTGTAACCTGAAATGTACAAACTGTAGCTCAGGGTCGCCTTTCCAGCCTCACCGTGATGATGACTTGTCGATATTTGTTCGAGATTTAAACCTATTAGGTAAATATGTCGATACCCCGTACATAAGATTAATAGGTGGGGAGCCTTTGATGCACCCACAAATATTACAATACCTTAGAGAAATACATAAGGCAGGGTACAAAGCAAATGTTTCTACTAACGGCATAATGATTCCTCAAATGCCAGATGAGTTTTTTGATCTGGTAGATAACTTATCTGTTTCCATATATTCAAACAATAATATAAACTATGCTAAAATCGTAGACTTCCTAGATAAAAAAAATATTAGATGGGAAAATGTTTGTGATGTAGACAACGTACATACATTTGAAGCAATGCAAAAGTTTAAGGATGATTATTCTTGGCATGAGACAGGAAGTTTTATTGTATTAGATCAATATGAGAAACATACTGACGAAAGTTGTCAGGAGATTTATGACCCTTGTCTGTTAAAGGATATGTGTCATTCTTTTATGAATGGTAAATATTACAAGTGTAATATATGTATTACCAAAGGCCCACAGTATGATAACATGGGCATACCTGTAGAATGGAATTTTGAAGAAGAAGACGGATACGATTTTACAGGCGACAACGAGGAAGAAATACTTGCTGGACTTAGAGATTTTGTATATGGTGAATCTCACAAACAACCTTTAAAGGCCTGTTATTATTGTAAAGGTTATAGTAGTTCTTATAATGAACCACACGGGCAGTTTACAAAAACCGAAATTAACGATATTATAAATAATAAGATACCCATAACAAATATAATATAGGGGATTCTGATGGCAGAAGAAAATAAACCATTACCAGCTGATTGGGATGGTGACGGACAAGTATCAGAAGAAGAAAAGAAGATGTATCTCGAATTCAAACGTAAGCGTTTAGAGGACGAGGATGCAATGCGAGACGCACAGCGCAATATGGCCTGGTTCGCACTTTACGGTATGTTACTATATCCGTTTGCGGTAGTCGGGTCTACATTCTTTGGCCTTGAGTCAGGAGCGTCGGTGTTAGGAGATATGGCTCCGACATATTTCGTGTCAGTTGCGGCAATTGTTGCTGCTTTCTATGGCAAATCCGCATTGGAGAAAAAGGACTAAATGAGCACATTCTTATTCGGCGATGATTGGAGAGTACATCTTGCGAGAGGTAAACTCCGCAATGCACTTCACATTCACAAGTTTGCCGCAAACAATGCTCCGGCAAATGGCGTAGAAGAAACTGTTTGGGACGGTTCTACTTTATATCCGTGGGCTACTACATGGGATCTCGGTGCCGCAAATGTACATCTCAAATCAGATGATGAAGATGATGCGGGCATTACAGTCTTTATTCAGGGTCTTGATGCAGACTTCAATGTGCAATCAGAGACAGTCACCCTTGACGCTACTGACCCAACAACAACCGCTGTAGCATCTCAAAACACTTATAGTAGATTGTTTAGAATGTACAACACTTCTTCACAGCAAGAAGTAGGAGATATTTCAGCACATTACGGTACCTCTTCTGGCATTAAAATCGCTCAGATTACTTCGGGTGAGGGGCAGACACTTATGGGTGTCTATACTGTTCCAGCGGGACACATAGGGCTATTGATGCATTATGAATTTGCTGGTAGTGCCAACTCTGCTATCACATCTAGATTGCAGATGCGAGAACCAAATGGTGTATTCAGAACAATGCACAAGGGCGCAACATATGGCGGTCAGTATGAATATATCTTTGGCGTCCCAGTCACACTCGCGGAGAAAACTGATGTTGACCTTAGGGTCACTGCTGGTACTGGTAGTGCGCTTATCACCGGCACATTTAACCTTGTTCTAGTCAAAGAAAACGAGTTTAATGAGTGGTCAGCAGGGTACTAATACCCAGAGTACCCTAGTCAGCACAGCCCCTTACAGACCCTTGTAGGGCTTTCCTACCTCATTGATTATTAAGGCATTTTTAATGCTTGACAAGTGAACCTACATATAGTAATATAAGCACATAAGTTGTTGATTTCATTAGGCCAAATAATTGGAAAAAAGTGAAAAAAATGCTTGACATTTCCTCAGATTCGTGTATAATAAGCATTATAAAATGAAAAAACGGTTGTGAGGACTGTATTATGAAACTAGTAATTTATACTCAATTCTGCGAGAACTATGGTGCCCACGATTGGGACGGCACTGGAGAGTGTCCGCAGGGTTGGAAAAACAAAGGTGGCGACACCTATGTGGTTGAGGTTTCCCTCGCCGAGGCGCAGGATCCTGCGTTTTATGCGGCCGTGGAGAAGTGCATTGAGCATTCCTCCGATTACTCCGAGGAGTATATTGTCGGCCAGGATCTGGTTGACGATTGCGATTTCGATCCGTCAACCTTGGTCCCGGAATGGGAAACCATCACTTATGCTCGCCTGAGCATTGATGGTCACCTCAACTGCGAGAAGGATGTTATGTCCTACGATATGACCAACACGGTCATAGGACAGCGTTCTTGGAAGCAAGACGAGAACGGCCAGCGTGAATGTTCCCTCATTCGTTTTGAGGAGGCAGCGTAATGGTAGATAAAAGACATGGCGGTCCTTATGACCGTGGTTCTGCAGATAGTTATTATCAACGTGGTGAAGACCCGCATTATTATGTAGGCGCCAACTACAACTCCGAAAATAGGGTTGACATCACTGATAAAAATAGTGTAGAATATAAAGAATATATGCTGGGTTATGAAGATAACGAGCGTATTGGTTCCCATAAAGAATGGGATTAACTTTGATGATGAAAGGAGACATTTATGTCTAAAACAGCTACAACCCAGAACCAGAAGGTTCTTAACTTCCTCCGTTCCGGCCAGTCACTGTCTGCCAAGCAGGCTCAGGGTCTGTTCGGTGTTGCTTCTCTTGGCAAGCGTGTAAGCGAGCTCCGTGCAAACGGTCATGCTATTTACACTAACACTGCTAAGAACGGTACTACAGTGTATCGTCTGGGTACTCCTAGCCGTGCTATGATTGCAGCTGCCTATCAGGCTGCAGGTTCCTCAGTATTTGAGTAATCCTTTGTAATGAGGTATGGGCTCCACCTTAACGGGCCCACCTTATTATTGTATTCGGAGATACTAAATGGCAAATCACGTAGATAACTTCCTAAAGATCACAGGTAATCACGCCTGCATGGCTGAATTTTCACGCATTTTTGAAGAACTATCAGAACAAGAAGGTCTACAAAATGCTAGATTCTTACCTGAGTGGGATGATGAAGATTATCCTTCAAGGGATTGGATGCAAGATTACATAGGTCCCAAGTGGGCTCATGTTGATTACTACGAGGAAGGCAATGATTTTGTCAGTATCACCAGTGCTTGGTGTAGTATATTTCCGTTTACAAAAAGTTTAGCTCGACATCTTGAGGAGTTTGACCCTAAGGTACGCATTGAACTTACATATATAGATGAGTTTATTAACTTTGCTGGTGCTGCAGTTTGGGCAAACAATGATTGGGATGTTGAAGAAGAAGATCATAATTATTTTGAAAAAGAATGGTTAGATGCCGACGGTGTTGCCTTTGACCATGAGGACTATGACTCTTGGGAATACCGAGACATGGTTAACGAGAAGATTGCTTATTGGGCTAATGAAATGGCCTGTTGGATGGAGAATATGGATGAGTAAAATTGGTTTTACCTGTTCCACTTTTGACTTGTTACACGCTGGGCATATTACAATGCTCAAAGAAGCAAGTAAGCAGTGTGACTGGTTGATTTGTGGACTACAAACAGACCCTACTATTGATAGACCTAACAGTAAGAACAAACCTATTCAGTCTCTTGTAGAACGCTACATTCAGCTTGAGGCTGTGAAGTATGTAGATGAAATTGTTGTGTATCAGACTGAAAAGGATCTTGAGGATCTATTGCTTACACTTGATATAGATGTTCGCATTGTAGGTGAAGAATATAGAAATGCAAAATTCACTGGACAAGACATTTGTTCTAAGCGTGATATTGAAATTTATTATAACAAAAGAGAACATAGCTTCTCTACTACTGAACTCCGTGAGCGTATTCATGCCGTTGGATCAAAGAGTATTAAAGCTGTATCTTGAGGATTGGGAATTCAATATGAATGATGATGAAATTAAAAGAAAGATTGCTAAGGTTGTACTTGCTTCACGCAGGACATTGAATCCATCTTTTAAGGCTTATTGGAAAGATACTGCCAAAGCTATGGCGACTAAATACAACGTAAGTCTAACAGAAATAGAAAAATGTCCGGAGTATTATAATGAAGTTAAAGCTAGTCGCTATCACTAATATTTTTAAAAACAACGGTACATACGACCTTCCAATGTGGCGAGTAACAGGTGCTAATGAATATATCGTTGCTAGATTTGATGAAGAACCTGATTGGAAACAAGTAGGTGAAAATATATCAAATTTTTTGCACTCTTTACAAGGAAATGTAGACCAACATACTAAAGAAGTTTACTCAGGATTTGAATTATATAACAACGATTCTCTGACACATGGAGAAAATTTCCAATTACATAATGGTGGTACTATAGATTTTCCTGCACAAGATGTCACTAAAATAGATGTGTCTGAAATAATGGAAGGAATTCAAGGCACCCAATCCTAGGTATTATAAATAGAGGTATGTATAGATTCAAAAAATACCTCACTGAGGCCACAAACGAAGATAAATTGACTCACCTTGAACACGTTGAGGACCATGCTGTCCACGGTGGTTCCAAGGGATTCGCTCATGCCTTTCATACACTAAACGGTGTACATGATACATTAATGGGCAAACAGGGTGGCACTAAGGTTACAATGAAGTATGATGGTAGCCCCTCTGTAGTTTTCGGTCACCACCCTGAGACAGGTAAGTTTTTCGTAGGTACTAAGGGTACATTCAACAAAAAACCTAAGATAGCACACACTCCTGAAGATGTAGAAAAACACTACAAACACTCTGAAGGCCTAAAGCAAAAAATGCACGCTGCTTTAGAACACTTACCTAAAATTATGCCTGACAAAGGGATTTATCAAGCAGACATTATGCACACACCTAATGACCTTAAACACGAAGGTCATAGAATATCACATAAGACACAGCTTATCACATACCATCACAAACCTAACTCAGAGGAAGCACGAAAGGCTATGAACTCTCAGATAGGTGTTGCTGTACACACAGCCTATGACGGTAAGACTATGCAGGATATGAAAGTCAGACAGGCACACGTACCTGAAATGAAAGACCATGAACACGTACATCAGTTTCCTATGTTTCATCAAATGGAACACGTATCATTTACACAGGCACAACAGCAAGAATATAAAAAGCACATGGCAAACGCTATGGAAGGCTACAAGAAGGCACCTAAAGAAGCATTTGACCACATACAGGAACACGAAACTAAACACGGAAAAAAAGGTGCAGCAGTATCAGCATATCTAAATAAAACTGTAAGGGACGGTAGCACACCCTCACACGAAGGTATGACTGACCACTTGAAAGCACACTACGCTAAGAAAGCAGCAGGTGTAAAAACTGAAGTTGCTCAACAGAGGCATTTAGATGCTGGCAAGAAACACGTTGCTGGACTTAATAAAGAACATCTAACACACGTATTAGGTGTACACGGACACTTACAAAAAGCAAAGAACGTATTGACTGACGCATTTAACTCACACCACATACACGGGCATGAGTTTGATGGTGAACCTACAAACCCTGAAGGTTATGTTGTTCATCACAACGGCCGTCCTTCTAAGTTTGTGTTAAGACATGAGTTTAGCAAAATGAACTTTGCAGCAAACGAAATGAGGAAGAAAGGTGGCTAAGGATCATATTGTATTTACATTTGGAAGAATGAATCCTCCTACTACAGGTCATAGTAAACTGATTGACGCTGTACACAACCATGCCAAAGAGAATGGACATGACCATCA